TATTACATCTCGTAACATTTCAATTAATCCCCCATTTTCACACTTTAACTTGGTACAGTGTTACACTGTGTTCAATTAAAGTGTGACACTGTATCTAACTAAAGTGTTACAATTTAGCTTGTTAACGTAGTACACTGTATGACTTTAATGAATTAAAGTGTTATACTTTACTGTGATGAAGCGTCTGGTAATAAGAAAATTATATATCTAAACTATTGACTTTGTTAAACAAAAAGGTGTATAATAAAATAAAAAAGAAAGAAATAAAAAGGAGTGTTAGTTATGAGAAAAACAGAATCATTAAAAATTTTAAAGGAAATCACAGGGGAAAAACATTTGAATTATTTTAATTTTTATAAGCCAGATGAAGTGTTAAATGGTACTATTGCTAGTTGTGGTGGTTCAATTGCTTCTATTTGCGTTTATTATGACTTAGAAAGTCATAGATATAGTTTGAGTGTTAATTATAATTCAATTACATTTAAAAAGATGAATTATATATTTACACAAGAGTTTGCTAAGGAAGTATTTGACGCAATTCATTGCATTTTTATTCAAAAGGAGTGTGAAAAGTATGAAAAATAATTATAAGGAACTGAATAATTTACTTCTAGATTTTATACCAGAAAGATTCACAATTACATGGTGTAAACCAGATTATAATTCTAAAGGCATTACGTCCTTTAGATTTAGAATCGCTTTAAATGATTTTGCTTTTGATGTCTCATGCAATATATCAGAAGTTATGTTGTTTCTGGGGACTCTTCCAGAAGTAAGAATTTTAAGCAAAGATTACAATAAAATTAAAAAAGTGTATGACAAAATGAAATTAGAATATGAAATGGAGTGATTGCAATGAATAAAGAAATAAGTAAGAATGATTTATATGAAGTTGTTATGGTTGGTAAAGGTGAAGATATACAGATTTTATTTAGTGTTATAGGTAACCCAGATTATAATTGTGGTATGTTTGGTCTAAATTGGTATTGTATTACAGGCTACGATACATCTTATTCACAATTATTTTCTGTTTTAAGATATAATAGAAACATACCAAAAAGAAGCATAAATATAGATGATTTTTTAAAAAAAGAATATCATGAAGAAATTAAAAAGTTATCTAAAATGAATTATAAAATAGCACAAGAAATGGCAATGTTTATTTTAAGAAGTTGTTTTGAGTTTGTAAAGATAGGAGTATTAAAATGAAAAAAGAGTATATAAAAGCAATAAAAGTGTTAAATCATTATTTTGATTCTTATGATGATTTTATAAATTGTATAAATGATAACAAAGATTGTGTTATTTATTTATTAAAAGATATATGCTATGTTGAATATCGTGGCAATCAGTTAACACAATGCTTATGTAGAAAATCAGCAAAGGTTTTACTTGATGGCATAAAGAAAGGTGATTTTGATGATTAAAGATGTATTTACAATAATAGTTTTAGTAGGATATTTGCTTATCCTACTAAGACAGCTTAAAAATGATTATGGGAAATTAAAATAAAGGAGTGTTATTATGACGAACGTATATGATAAAGAATATGAAAGAACATTAAAAAGAAGTATCAAAAGAAAATATGATTATCTTATGAAAGACATAGAAATATATGCCTATGGTCCATCTTTACAATGGGTAGATATGACATGGGTTGACGTTAGAATAAAAAAATAAAATGGTTGTTAGGAATGACAGATTTTATCTTCATAACGATGAAATTTATTAAAATGAAAAAACCAGAGTGTAAAAACTCTGGTTTTTATTATGTTTCACGTGAAACATTAACAGCCTATTTTTCTCATAATCTCAAATACAAGATTCTTAACGAAAATATTTTGATATATCACATCATTTCTACGAAAATAACGCCTTATAAGCTCGCTTGTAAATCCTTTTTTCATCCCTAAATTGAATCGTTCGTTAACATCTTCCTTATCATACGCAATACAGCATGGACAGTCATAGTTTATTTTATCACAAACATATAACTTTCCTTCAATAGTCTGCCAAAATCCTACTTCTTTTTTATTAATTCTAACACAACTCACTAACTTCATTCTTCCTTTATATTCTTCTATAAACGTATTATCATCGCTGAAAAACTCGTTATCAATACTATAACTTGCGTATTCAGTTCCTTGTATTAATTGACCGAACCTTGTTTTTTTCTTTTTTTCCATAAAGGCTTGTGAGTTTTTTATATTCTCAATTAAAATAAACCGTTCAGAATCATAATATAAAGTATCTGGACACCTTAAGTCAAAATAAACAAAATATGGGTTGTTTTCTGAAGTTGCATTACCTAAAAAGAAAGCTCGTACATCATCTCGCATACGTGCGACTGTTTCAAAAAATTCAAGAAACATCTCAGGTTCGTTGGGTATATAATGCAAGTTTGACTTCATTATTAAAAATTCATCATATATAATTTTATTTACGTTTGGATATTCTGCCGACTTTTTTGTTAATGCTGTACTTAATGCTACAGCATATCCCGCTACTTTTTTATTTATGTAGAACGTTCTGCCTTTAACCTCAAACTCAACACTATCGAATTCTTTAGATACAGCATTAAAAAATTTATCTAAGTCCTTTAACTCAGACTTATAACGCCTTAGATAAATAAATTGCTTTCCAGTTTTTAAAAAATCCTTGATAGCCCATTTTTTTAGTCCGTAGGTTTTTCCAATACCACGACCGCCCAACAAAAAATTTAAAAGTGCATTGTACGATTGCATTTTTGATAGGTCATAAAACATACTATTATTTTTCATTTTTATATCACATCCTTTTCTTTTAACCGATTATGTATACAATATTCATAATACAATGTAAATCATTTACAATTAACCGATTGTGTATACAATATACTGTATTTATAATACAATGTAAATTATTTACAATAAACAAATTATATACATTCTATACTATATTTTATAATGATTGTTATATTGTAAATTTATAAAAGTTCCTTGAAATTTAAAGTAAAAATCAAGGAATTTTTATAACTTTACAATACCAGAATTTTTATAACTTTTGCGAACCAGAATTTTTATAACTTTATTCATCAATAATTCTACGAACTGTATATGAATCAAATTTATTCATTAAATCTGTAATAGTTCTCCATCTACTACCTTTAACTCGTGCTGAACCAATGCCCATGACATATCCTTTTCTATCCATATACATTTCAACGTGTCCACCACCACTGTCATGTTTCATAACGAATAAATCTGCTGGCATTAAATCATCTTCATATGAGCTTTTCCATGAACTGCATCTACCGCTATGAATATTTTTCCCATTTTCTCTTTGGTCACCTGTCCATGTTCCTATGTTATACCCATTTTTCTTATAACAATACCATACCAAACCGCTACAATCTGCTGTTCCTTTGTTTGGTCGCATCCTTGCTCCACTTGCTTGAGTGTAACTTACTTTTCCCTCTAAAGATTTCATGGTTGCTATGATTTTTCCACGTACGCCACTTGCCGTTTGTCCGTGTTTTGGTTTCTTTGTTGTTTTTCCACCAGTCGTAAACTTATTCAAAACATCATTTTTAGTGGTGATATTTGCATTGTTTCCACTGTTGCTTGTTTGTTCATCTCCTGTCAATTCATTTTTGTTTGTGCTACTAACATTTGATGGAATCCAAAGATTATTAGCTTGTTTAATAAATCTGATATTAATATTGTTTCCCTCATTATTCATATTTAACCATAATTCATTAGAACTAATTAGTTTAATTGAGTTAATTCCTAAATTTGTTACAGTTGTACTTACTGCACTTCTGTCTGGATTGTTTTTATTTGTTGCACTACCATAGTCGGGATCAATGTCACCAATATCATCTGCATCCCAGTCTTTCGTACTTACACCGTCTGGAATTTTCTTGATTTCTTTTCCATCCCAACTTGCTAGAAAATTTTTAACTTTTCTATATCTGCTTGGGTAGTTTCTTAATACAGCATTATTCATAGCTCCTGTATACCATCTTGTATAAGGGGCGTTTCCTACTGCATTAAATACTTGGAACATACGTTTTGGTGTTTGATGATAAATAGTGCTTGCAAAAATACTTCCCTTTTTATTTGTGATATGATTTCTTTTCATAACTTTAATATATCTATTAGCAAAACTGTCAAACATTTCTTGTTGTACTTTTTTAGCATTTGTTGTTGCTAAACATTTTCGTATCTGGTTAGCTTGTGAGTTTGTAAACACTTTATAACCCCATCTTTTACTACCAGAATCAAAAGTTTTCAAGAATTCATCAGAAAAATAACTTTTTAAATCTGGATATTTAGTTACAATATTATGTAATAAATCCCATGATTCTCCGTTACTTGCTTGATAGATTCCTATCCCCATATGTGGGTTTAATTCGATTAAATTCCATTTAAAATCTGTTTCAACATCTGCTATGATATACTGGAAAGCTCTTACCCATGCTTCATCAAAAATTGCCATAATTAATACCTCTATAATATAGTCAATCTATATAATTTAATTATACAGATTGACTAATAATATTTAATGATTTTATTATAACTTAACACATTTTAACATAACTTGATAACTGTTTGGTTCTACAATTATTACATTACTAGTTAAATTTTTAACGGTCATTTCACATTTTGTTTCTGTAAACTCATATCTTACACATATGTTATCACCTTTATTCTGTGGCAACCACATTTGAACAATTCCAACAATCGTATATCCTGTTTTTAAAAAAGCTGCGGCTGTAGGAAAACCAATAATTGAAGTTGTATTTGCTTCAATTCTTGTAGAAGTAATTGGTCCAGTGAAAACGTGAACAGTTTCTAGTTCTCGTAAATTTGTAATTTTTTCTTCATTATTTGTTGCTTTTTCTAATCCACTATCAGCAACATTCTTTGCACTATTAGCAACACTCTCTGCATTATTAGCTGTGTTACGAATTTGCGTAATGTCATTATTAACATTATTAACAAAATTTTTATATTCAGTTTCACCGACTAATCTGTTCCATGAACTCCAGTTTCCATCATGTAATTTAGAACGAATATACATTTGAGAATCAGAATCAACGTAAATCTGCCATGTACCTACATTATCATTGTAGACATATAAGAAGCCTGCTTTTTTCGTCGGTCTGTTCTGTTTTGTATAATCATCGTTTGGTGGCAATGAATAATGACCATTATCAAGGTTGTTTAAATCATCACCAGTACCCAACATTTTTGAAATGAACGTGTTGACTTTGGATAAAATAGCAGCAATTTCAACGTCTTGAGCAATAAAAGCGTTATCAATGTTTAAAAATGCTGTGTTAAAATCAACAAGGTATGTAGGACGGTCAGTACCTATCCATTGTGGTAAATGTAATTTTTTTGTTTCGTTTGTGTAAGACATAAATTATCTCCTTTCTTTAATAAAAATTTGTTGGTAAAAATGGTATAAAATCTTTATAAATTTCTTCTTTAGTATTATTTATAATCTTAATTTCTGTTATTTCACCAATATCTCCTTCATATGGCAAATCATTATTGAAAAAATTAACTTTACTAAATTGTTCTTTACAAATATCAAATAAAGCTATTCTTCCATTTAGTGCTATAACTATATTTAAATTAGTTATTGGAATTTCTAAAATCTCATTTTCTGTTTCATCTTCAAATGTAAATGTAAAATTAAATTTATCACCATTAATTTTTACAGAAACACTTATCGCATTTCCTTTAATTATTAATTCATTACCAGTGTAAAAAGCTCTAGAAATGCTAAAGTAAAAAATTGATGGTGCATCTGTTTGAATATCATTTACACGATTATGGATTAAGTCATAAAAACATTTTGTATCATAGTCATAACAAATATTGGTGTTTTCATAAAATTTAATAGGAATACCAATATTATCAATTTGTTCACAAGTATATTTGTCACTATTCACAAAATCACACATTGATTCTCTGGTTACTGTGATAATATCATGTTGTAAACCAGATGTTTCTGGATTTCCAGTAATTGCAAATTGTTTAGGAATTCCTGTAGGAATTTTTGCAATCTCACCCAAAACCCACTGCTTCATTTCTCCTTGATACTGATTTAAAATATTTAGCAACTGGTCATACAATCTTTTTGCGTAAATTTCACAATGCTCGTGGCATTTTCTAATTTCCTCTGTAATTCTTTCATTTGTTAAATCAATTCTATTACTTAGTTTGCTATCCTGTTCATCAACATATGCCTTTAAATCTGTAATTTGGCTGTAAATTTTTTCAATTTCATTTTGAATGGAATTAAAATTTCCATCCACATTTTTAGCCATTTCTTGAATTAATTTTGTTAATTTGCATAAAACTTCATAATATGATAGTGATTCATCGTAAACTAATGGAAGAACTTTAAAACATGGTAACAATGGTAACATTTATTCACCCTCTTTCGTTATACATTGAACAATTATATCATTAATATTTCCATTAAACCAATCATAAGGAATGAATTGAATAGTTGTATCGTATTGACCATAATGAACTTTAAAAATAACACCGCAGTTGATTCTTAAAATTGCATTTTTGTCGTATTGACCTTTCATTGTTAGATAATACATATCACTCTTAGAAATTGGTTCACTAATAAATTCTAAAGGTAAAAAATTTCCATTTGTATTTTTTAATTCTAAGATGTTATGAAAAGGTTTTTCATTGAATTTTTTATCAATTTGATGATTCTGATAGTTTAAATCATCTTGTGTTGGTTTGTCGTTGCTACCCCATACTGGTAAACCTATATTTTCAGTTTTGTAACTAAAACTCATAAAATCACCTCACTTTTAATGATAAAATCCTAAAGTAGTTAAATGCAAAGATACATCAGAACTAATGTCAACTTCAGTTGGGTTATAAATTTGCATTGTATATTCAGCATGACGTCCCTCATTTTCAGTTTCTTCTTTAATATTAAAATCAACCCCTATTAAATTTAATGATTGATTTCCTAAAGTATAACCTAACAATGAAATTGGTTTAGGGTAAACCCATCCATTATCACTTATATTTCTTTTTACATTTATTGTTAAATTAGTAACTGTTTTATTTTTAAATGTTGGTTTACCATTATAAATGAACTGTTCTACATTAATTTCATCATGAATGTAATCAAATAGATAATCTATTATATCATCAAAATTTTGAATACTACTACCTGTTACAAAATCATGAGTTAATACTTTTTTTATTTTATTTTCATCTAACATCATTTTTTCACCACCTTAATATATACACATAAACAAGTCGTCTAAATCTCGAATTATCAATAAATCAAGATTCGTTTCAATTTTTAACATTTCTTGAAACATTTTATAGTTTTCTTTTGTGCCGTCATGCCCGTGTAAATGCCTTGCACTTTCTCCTTTTGCACCTGTAGTATCTTCTGTACTTGCATCACCTACATTAGAAGTAGTAGCATAATTTTCTGAATAAACGTCACCTAAACTTCCCATAGGGGTATCACTTGTTCTTCCCTTGCTTGTACTTGTTGTTGTACCTGTCTGTTCTGATTTGTTATTAATTTCTTCGTAAATATCTTTGTTTTCTGTTAATTTTTTGTCTTTTAATTCATCATACAGTTTACAGTATTTAGGCATAATCTCACACATTCTAGTGTTTAATCTGTCCTTAAATAAGTTTGCTGTTTCAAAACCAATTTCTCTAAATTTGTAATGTTCTTTAATTCTTTTATTCAATTCTTCCCTGTGGGATTCTTCCCATATAGGATAGTCGTTTAAACCTAAATCATAATCCATTTCTAAAAGATAACGCAATTCTGTTGTGTATTTACTCAATAGCATCACCGCCTTTATCATCTGGACTAATTAATTTTTTAGCGAATTTTTCAATGTCTGGATTCCATTCAACACTAACATTTAGTGCAAATTTTTTATTAATAGAATCACAAGCTTTTTTCCTCATTTCTAAACCATCAGTTTTCATCATGCTTATAATTTCATTGTTTGAATCAACCTCATTAGAAACAAGTCTTTCGCCTTTTTCAAAATCAGTGTTATTCACTCCAATAAAAGTTAAAAATTCATGAAACATTTTTTTCTTGTATTCGTCCAGACTTAAAAAACTATCATCTGTAGAAAATTCTAATGTTTTAAAATCGTCAATATCTAAGGAAGTGCTACCAAAAATCATTGGTTCATTTCCATCATAATCTTTCATCACATTTATATAAGACAAACGTTTACTTTCATCACATACAATAATTTTCATTTTTTTCTGTCCAGAAATATTTACATCACAGATTCTTTGTGTATTTGCAATTCTTAAAGCATAAGAATGTGCAAGTAAAAATTCTGTCATTCTCATGTAGTTATTGTAAATGATAACTGAATTATCTCCGTAACACTCATGTCTATAATTAGCATAAGGTGAATAAGCTATTCGCCTTACTGGATTTCCATAAATATTTAATCTTCCAGAATCAGTGAATGGTAATGTTAAAAAACCAATTTTTTCATCAAAGAAAAATAGTGCTTTTCCCTGTTGACATAAAGATTTTTCTAACATTTCTTCACTACAAGTGTTTGGTAAATCTTTCCAACGAAAACGATTCATTAGTATTCTGGTAAATACATTTAAATACATAAAATATGTTTCGTTGTTAGATATTCCAGAAACAAAGGTGGAATCATAAACGTTTGGATTAAGATGGAATAAATCACCACAACTTATTTTTTTCTTTTTCGACATCTAATCACTTCCTTTTTGTTAAGGCTTTCCATGTATTATATCCTACAATTCCGTCAACCTTTAATTTTTTAGATTTCTGAAATTTCTTTACAGCTTTTTCTGTAGATGGTCCAAAATGTCCATCACATCCATAACCGCCTAAAGTATAACCATGTTCATGTTTTAAAAATTTCTGCATACACTGAACAATTCGTTTTGATTGAATAGAAACACGTAGTGTAGGTAGTTTACTTAATGTTTCTTTACCCACGATTCCATCAACTTTAGCACCGATTAATTTCTGTAAATCTTTCACATTTTGTTTATAATTATAATGCTTCTTTTTTGATTCTGTTTTTGATGGTTTCTTATTATTGTAATTATTAATATTAGAATAATTTACATCAAATTTTTTATTTGTACCATCAATACTTCCAGAACATGAATACTGCCATATATCTACATTAACAGGTAATTTACCCATTTCTTTATTATATCTTGCATACCATAAATAATAAGGTTTTGCAAGTGCAAATTCTCTATAATATTTATCAAAATATTCTTTGTTGAAATAAAAACCTGTTTCATAACCAGATGATTTAATTGTCTTACAAAATATATCTGTCATTTTACAAATTAAACTTCCTTTAGGTTTTACTCCATTTTTTAATGCATAATTATAACTATCATATTCCCAGTCAAAAAAGATAGGATAATCAATGTCATAATTTTTAATTGCATTTAAACAATAAATAGCTTCTTTTCTTGCCATTTCTTCTGTATATGCATAAGAAAACCAATAAATACCAACTTTCTTTTTTAGTTTTGAAAGTTGTTTCATATAATCTTTGAATTTTTTATCAATATTGTTTTTACCAAACCCAGCTCGAACGATTATAAAATCAACGTCACTAAATTTTGAAATGTCTAAATTTCCATTATGGTAAGAAATGTCAATACCCTTAGATTTAAAGTTCGTCAAAATCATCACCTACTTTCAATTTTGATAAGTTAAATAAAAATGCATATAAAGCACTAAATAATGCTGTGCTTAATACAGTTGAAAAATTTACTTCACTAATCATTGTTAAACCTGTCAAACTACCTAACATAGATTGAGCAAAAGTCTTAATACATCTTAATGCTACATCTTCACAAGCTTTATTAAATTTTTTGTTTTTAAAATTAATCATAATAATCTCCCTAAAGCTAAACCAATTAAACAAGTAATAGCGTATTTAATTAAATACTCGTACCATTCTGTAGGTTTTCTTTCTAAATTTACAACTTTTAAGGTCACATCATCAAGTTTTGATGAAATAGAATTAAGCATCAAATTTAATCGCTCGTTACTTAAATTTAATTTTTCGATTTCTGAAAACTTATCTTCTATTTCATCTACCCGATGTTCGAGTGACTTAATATCCTTTTTTAACTCTGCAATTTGAACATCATAATCACTCATATTTTAATCTCCTATAAATTTATTTGTTGTATAAACTCCTATGTCACCATCATGCCAAAGTGTTACCCCTTTGTCAAACATATTTTGTATGATTTCTGCAAAACTCTTAGGAATATTTGCTTCAATAATACAACCTTGTGTTTTTATATAGTTAAATCGTTCACACGTTCTTAATTTTGGAAATTCAAAACGATTAGAAACATAACCATATCTTTCAAAAAATGAATTCAAACGGTCAATCATTCTTGGATGAATTGTTTTCCATTTTAAAGTAACACCGCCAAAACCATTTGCAATATTAAAACCATCTCCACCAGTTTGTCCTGCAAGTGTAGGTGGTGTAATCTCAGCATCTTGAATTTTTGCCATTTGCTTTCTGATTGTAATTTCATTTTGTTTGTCAGTTTCATATATCTTTTTAGCACCACCATATAAAGATGATATAACACCACCGATATTTCCACGCAATGCATTAGATACTGCACCCATACCACTTTCAATCGGAGTAAAAAATCTTGCTTCTTTTTTATTATAATTAGCTATTGCATTATTTAATGCAAAACTATTAGCATTTTGAGCTTGATATAAAATACTGTTATCAACAAGAACTGGAATCTGTGGTAAATTACCAAATATAATACCACTATTAATAAACTCACCTTGTGCATAATTTTTATCTGATAGTTTAAAACCATTATCATTTGAGTTTGCGTAAAATTTAGGGTATACACAAAATCTTGGTGTTGAACCAATTAAAGATATACAATGCAATTCCAAAATGTTTTTATCGTTTAGCAATTCTGGCTTAATGATAAATTGTTGACCATTGTAACCAGTCATTTCAATGTAAGAATAAGGGTACTGATATAGTTTAAAATGCTCTTGTTTTAAACCAAATTTTTCAAGAACACCCTCAACTTTTAATACAGTGCTTTCTGGACTAGTATAATGGTCTGTAACTTTATAAAATGAAACAATTTGACCACTTGGAAATGTCATGTCTACCTTTTGCATAGCTGTATCTGGTAAAAACTCTTTTGGAATCATTGTAATATAATAAATATTCTGTGCAATCCATGGATAGTTACTCATTTGATAAGTAAAACCTGTAAATTGTGAATCTTCTTTAAAAAGATAAAATTTTAACGCACTTGGCATATTTTCATAAAATCCACCTGTTGAGCTATCCATGTTCGGTTGATTTTTTGTTCCAAAATTACCATTTAATTCAACGGCTGAACAAACAAGGTAATAATACTCTCTCCAATGATAAGTCTCTGTATGAACATTTACATAATTTCCACCAAACTCTAAATTTTCGGGATATAAATTGTTACCAATTAAAGCACCACTATGATTGTCATAATTATTATTTGCAAACTCTTGTTCATGCTGATTCATGATAAAGCATTTTTTAAATTTAATATCAAATTGAAATGTTGTCCATGCATCTACTTCTATTGATATTTCTGTTGTTTCATCATTAACATAATTAACATCAGTTACAAAACAAAAAATCTCTCTATCACTAAAATTCCTATTTTTATAATAACAATAATCGATATTATAACATTGCTCTACATTTTTATTAATAAGAATCGTCTGGTTTTTTCTAACATACCTATAATTATTTACAGTGAATAATAAATGATCTTGCATAAATTGTCGTCTTACACCAGTATTTCTAAAGTCTATTTGATTTTCATAATTTTCAATTCCAGTACCAGACAAGAACCATATCTGGCTGTCTGGCTGAATTGATTTATTTAAGTCTGGCACTGTTAATCACCTCTACTGCTTAATAGTAATAGTACAAGTATCACTAACTGTTGGATTAGCAATAGATTTAGCTGTTACTGTTAATGTTTCCATTGTTTCTTCCTTATTAATGTAAAGAACTCCATCCTGTACTGTTGATAATGTGGAATTAACTTCCCATGCTACAGCCTCACTTGCATTTCCTGTTTTTACAACTTTTGCTGTAATGTCATAAGATAAACCTTTTTCTGCATTTTCAATTTGTTTAGGTGATAAAGTAACAGATGTTACACTATCTTCTGCTACAACATCAGTTGTAAATCTGACAAAGTTTGAAAACTGTGAACTAGAAATTGTTTCCCAGTGATGGAAGAAATAATTCCAGTATAAACCCTGTGCATTATAAGCTTCTGTAAATTTCTGCATTTTATCGTAAACAACAAAGAAGTCACTATCTGTTAAAACTGCCACAGTTGATTTTGCTTTTTCAGAATCTCCAAAATTATCAACTTCTACAATACTGAATTCAACATCTGCTTTATCAAGATGAAAAGCCGCCGCTAATGCTTTAACGTCCATTAATGCCTTTGTCCTTGGTGTTACAAAAAGAATCATTTCTTCTTTCTTTGTAAATGTTGTCACACCGGCTGGATTATATTTACTAGCATAAAAAGGTAATGTTCCCGTCATTGAACGAACTTCAACTAACAAGTTCTCTGCTGTTTCTTTATTTGTGACAGAATCAACATGAACATTATATGTGTCTGTAGAATCAATATGTTTTGTTAACAGATTTTTCATAATTAAATATTCATCTTGGTTATCGCCATTATATAAAGAATCTGTTAATGTTCCAATTAAATCCCTCATTCCATATTCATTCAAAAAAGCGTTAGTTAACTGATTTTCAGAAATTGTGACTTTATAAAAGTCTGCTCTATTAAATCTATGGAACCTTGTCTGAACATCAGCAAGTTCCCTTTTAAACTGTAAATCTTCATCACGTTCTGGATTAAACGTATGTGCTTTTGCAATGTTTACAAAAATTTCTTCAATATCTGTTCCATATGCAAGTGTACCTTTTTTAAAGTTTCTTAACGGATTGTTAAAAAGCTTCTTTCTTAAAACAACTAAAGCAATTCGGTTCATTAAAGAATGTAAGAACTCATTTTTTGATGGTTCATATTCTGTAATGGTCATTGCTACTTTTTTTAGGTTATCTTTTGTAGCTTCTGGAATTCTGTTCTGATAATCTGGTGAAGCTTTTGCTCTAATAGCGTTTAAAATATCTACGTTTGCGTTTGGCATTTTTTAAATCTCCTTTCAAAAATTAAAATGAATCAATAATATCTTCTAAACTACAATCATCTACTTCTGGCTCTTTTCCATTACCATCTGTAGAAGTATTTAAAAGTTTTTCTGCATTAAACTTTCTCAGTTCATCAACTCTAATCTCATAACGAGCTAAGTCATTATTCTGTTTATCAATAGTTTCTTGCATTTCAGTTAGTTTTTGTTTATCTGGATTTTCCCATTTTTCCAAAATTGCAATAATTTGCTCTTTTGCATCTTCGCCTTCGATATTTCTAACTGATTCTAATAATTCTTCATAATTCATATTATACACTTCCTTTTTAATAATCGGCTGTAATAATAATAATAAAGGTGTATTCCACAACACAAAACCATTTTTGTACCAGTGTCACCTGTGGAAGCGTACAAAAAGTCATTATTAAAGAAATTATTACAGCCTAACATAAAATGATAGACTAGCAATTTCTTTTAAAATTACTTTTTCCTCTATCTATTATTATTATAACACTATTGTTTATTTTTGTCAACAAAATTTTTATTTTATTTGAAACGGAACATTTGTTAAAAGCACCCCACCTTTTAAACGCTTCGGTTGTAATTTATTGTTACTCTTAAATCCAATTTTAAAATTGTCATAGGTAACTTCATTCTTTTTAATATTATCTGGCATACCACAAGCTTTTACGTCTAAAAAATCACCATTATCCTCTATATAAGTTTTTGGTTTTATAAATTTAGCTCTAATAAAAGTGCTTTCATGTGCCCATGCACCCAGTTTTGTATCATGAATTTCTAATCCGTCTGGATACTCTAAACCAGTTAAATGTAAACTATCCGTGTCTGCATAAATGAATCTATCATACACTTTTTGAGCTGAACGGATTGTTTTGTTTCTTGCATAAGCTGTAATGAAAGAAGCCACTGGAATATAAACTGGTGTTCTTTGTTCTTCATCCATTGTTTCATACTTAACTACACCATTTTCATCTAAGTATGGTTTTTTACTTCTACCAGTTACTGCTGAACCGAACTTACCATATAAACTGTTTTGCATTAATTTAGCAATCTGCCTTTTTCCACCTTTTGAAGTTGCTTTTTGTGCATAGAAAAAATCAATATAGTTTTTAAACATTCCTTTTCTACCTCTAAATTTATAACCATCAAACCATTCTATATCCCATACTTCGTAATGGTCAAAAAACAGTTTTAAATCTATTGAAGTCAACGTCAATAATTCTTGTTGTTGTGATTCTTTAAGGTATTGAACTGGATTGTATCTTAAGTTGTTTTTTAGCTGAATCATAGGCAAGTGTTTTTCCTTTAGCTTAAATTGACAAGCAAACCGCTGAACAAAAAGTGAGAAATTATCATCCTGTGAATATTCACCTTGAAAATATATTGGTTTTCCATATGGTAAAAGAGTATCATACATAGAAAACGGATATAATGAATTAACATCTAAAACAATACCCTTACCAATTTCACAAGGTTTTTTCAAATATGTCCATCCACCTTTATAAGACTTTCTTATAAAAGCATCTTGATAATCGTCTAATTTTGGAAACCAGTAATCAAAATTTTTTGTAATTCCTTTATAATAATGTAAAGCATCACTGGCATTTGTCATATGAGTGTATCCCTGTTCTATCTGCTGTTTTAGTGCCATTGCTACTATTTGCACGTCATTTTTTATATAAGCTTTCTCTACATCAGACATAACATGACCTTTACCTCTATGCAAATTATAATCAATCTCACCCTTTAATATTGGTAGATTAAATGATGTAGCAATTTTTTTAACTGGCATTGGAAGTTTTTTCAAAGAGTCTAAGATTTCTATATATTCTTTACCGTCAAATTTTATTCTAATTGAATAAAATGTACCTGTAAAATCAATTAAAGTTGAAAAACATCTTTTATGTTTTAGCTTCTTTTCCCATTTAAAACCATTTGTCAACAACCATGAAATAATAAACTCACCATCAAACTTCAAATTGTGAAAGAAAACAGTTGATTTTACATTATCTTCACACCATTTCATAAAATTGTCTATACAATTACCGTAAACAACATTTTCTACATTTTTAATGTCACAAATAGCATATGCCCAAACTGATACATCATATGAGTGAGTATTTGTTTCAAAGTCTGCCGTATACATTCCTCTTTGACTCATTTAAAAATATTCCTTAAACTAGCAAGCTGTTTATCTTCGCCAACTTCTTCACTATATACAAAAGAAATTGAAACATAAGCATCTGAATAATAATAATTTATAAAATCTTGAGTTTTCATATTGTCAATTTTTTTAATTAAATCATCTGCTCTATCACCATATGTAGCCTTAAGTGCTTTTTTATAGTTTTCTTTATACTGTTGAGCATTTTCTTTTTGCGATTCTCCACTAATTTGTTTCCTCAATAAACGTATATCCTTTTGAAAATCTTGTATTGAACGGTATTTATTAATGTTGAATTCTCTTTTTCTGAATTCATAAAACTTTTCATCGTCTATAACATCTTCAACGTGTAACTGTCTTTTTCTCTGTTGAATTTTTCCTGTTGTAGTAAAATCTGGTACACCACCTGTCTTTGCAATTTGTTTCTTTATTTCATTGTACTCTTTTGTTTTTACTCTGTTTCTTTTTTCAATTAGTCTTTTTGCTGTGTCAATTTCATAATTAGATAATGAAACACCATATTTATTCGTTTTGAAAGAATATGCATTTCTTTCTAATAACTTATTAATTCCTTTTATGTAACTATTGTATTCTGTTCTGTCTTGGAATTCAGATGGTTGTCGTACCTTAAAAGGTACATCAAAATCATATTGTTCGGCTATTCTTCTTATTTTTCTATCTGCTCTTTTATTTAACTTTCTTAAACTGTCAATTTCTCCCTTTTTCCAACGTATAGCCAATTTTTAACACCACCTTAAAAGTATTTAGGGTAGTAATAAATACTACCCTATGTATGAAAAAAATATGTTTACATACATTTATTAGAACGACAACAAGATTTATTAAATGAGATGGAAAATAAATCTTGTAATTTTATAATAAATGTTTTTCCTTTCTTAAAAATATACTAATTAATTGTTACCTAAATCTTTAACAAACTTCCAATGTAATAAACTTGTATTTTCTTGACTTTTTCTCTATTGCTTTGATTGATAACTCACCGTTCCATTCGCTAGGTTCTCCAAAGATTGTAACAATCTTACCGAAAGAATCATAAGCACTAATGGATACTGTGCTGTACGTTTTACCATCTTCATCGAATAAAACAAGTCTTTTTGTTTCCTGTTTTTCTCCATTTTCATCTGCGATTTCACAATCATGAATGAGATAGTCAACAACCTTGATAGGCTGTTCAAGATTTTCAGATAATGAATAATCTGTTGCGTTCATTGCATTGAACATCTTTTTCTTATCTTCGATTGTATCTAATGTGAGTGATGTTACGATAGTTTCATTTGTTCCTGTGATTGTTAATTCATTTGCCATTGTTTTTCTCTCCTTTTAATTAAATTATTCTTCTACTGAATTTGCATTGATACGTTCTTCAATCGGTACTTCTGTTGCGATTGTTAAAAAATCCTCTAAGCTACATTCATAGCGTTTTTCATGAACGATAGTGTTAAGAATGATTGCCTTATGACCACATTCTTTAGTTACCTCTGCAAGAATAGCTCGTCCTAAACGACCTGTTTTCTCAACTCTTTTCACCTCATGGATTTCCATGTTATCAACATAACCGATAACATATTCATTAAATTTTACTGTTCTTGTAAATTTCATGTTTTGTTCTCCTTTCTTTTAAATGAAATTTAATTGTAATTTATATTTACTCTTTATTTAAAAGAGATAAATAACTTTCTATTGATGATTTTAAATCATCTGATTCTATTTTGCAACATTCAAAATAAATCTCTTTTGTTTCTTTAACATATGAAAGAGAAGCTGTTCTAATATTGGAACTATATAATCTAAAAATAACCATGTCTGTTCCATCGTATATTTTTTCAATTTTAGAAAAGCCAAACATATGCAATTTATTAATGTCCTTTAAAATTAATCTTAAATAAACATCTTTATCATTAACCTTTATCCATGTATGTTTTGGATATTGTTTGATTGTAAGATTGTATTCATTTTTAGTAATTGATACATAATAAATGTCATTTTCTTCTGCATTTTTCAAATTTAATTCAATGCCATTAATTACATTTTTAATAATCATTTTAACATTTAACTCCTTTCCTTACTATATTTATATTATACTACTTTGTAATTGAAATGTCAAGTATAAGATTGTATTTTTTATGTATTTTTAATTTATCAACATCTGTTGAAAACTCTGTGGATAACTTTTTAATGTTTCACGTGAAACATTTACTCACACGGCTTTGTTTTTAAAACTTTAACATACCTCTGATTATGCTCTAGTTTAATATAAATAATTGATTTTGTAGGTTCATCAAAAAATGAACCAGAATCAATAATTGCAACTGTTGAATAGAAACCATATTTTTTAATTAACCATGATACAGCAATTAAACTTCCTTTTTCGTACACTCTAAATTTACCTCTATATTTTGACATATTAACACCTACTTTCTATAAAAAGAATCTACAATAATCAATAAAAGCAATAATTAGTCCAAAAAGACAGCCTGTAAAAAATGCTAATATTAAATCAAACTTTTTCATAATTTCTCATCTCCTTTCTTTTTATAAGTATATTATACTCTTATTTTATTGTTATGTCAAGTAGTTTAATTAATGTATACATAAGAAATTCAATTTCAAAGTGTGAAATCTCATTTTGAATTGAATTGCTACGAGATGTAATA